TTCGGTGCTTACCGATATGATCAGTACCGCAGAAGAAGCAATAATTGGGGCCATTGATGACACGATTGACGTTGGTATATACAGGAAATATCCATTGTTTAACCAAGCTGTACGTGTATTGGTGGACTTCATGTATTACTCACGAGGCACACTATCTGACCAAAGCAAGGCCTATCCACCCAGCTATGCTTACATGATCAACAGTATTCGCTGGAAGATTCAGCGCGATCAAGCAGCAAGGGCTGGTGGGGCTGATGGCTAAATTTAAAGTGGCCGATTTCAGCCGCAAGGTTGATCTCGGCTCTCCAAAATCGCACAAGACTGGTGCCGGCATTAATATCACTAGCTTTGTTCCGAATTATAGTCTGCATTTCAAGCAGCAAAATAGGACACTCACCCAGCAGTACACGCTTGTGGGCACACGTTTGGATAATTCAATCACGATTATTGTCAGGCACGATGTACGTAACGCAAGCCAACATCAGGCGAGAATAGATGGGGTCGTGTATGACATTTCAGACATTAGCCCAGATGATTCAAACGATGCTATTCGCTATGACTACTTGACCCTCACAAAAGTAACCAAGGGGGCATAGCTATGGATATGGATGATGCACTTGGCCAATGGCTTGAGCAAGTATCAAAGGCTGCACAGCTTTCTATATCTGACCAAGAGAAGATTACCAAGGCTGGTGCTGATGTTTACGCCAAGGAACTAGCAGAGACCACCAAAGAAAAACACCCAAATACCAAGGGAGACGGCGGTAAGCATGGGCATTTGAGTGAGGACATCAGGAGTGCTGCGGGAGATATTGACGGTGACCACAATGGTAGCTCAACGGTCGGGTTCCACAATAAAGCCCACATTGCTCGCTTCTTGAATGATGGCACCAAGCATATTCGCGGTGACCACTTTGTTGATAATGCTCGTGATGATGCCAAAGATGCAGTATTTGCCGCTGAAGCCGAGAAATATCAGGCAATGATTGCCAGAGCGAATGGTGGTGGGGATGAATGAGCGCCGTAGATGATGCAGTAACAATGCTTAGCCAAGCCGGGATTACCAGTATTGATGCAGTTGAAGGCAACAATTTGCCACAAGAATTAGTCGATAGTCTGGAAAAAACAGTCGTTTTGATTACTGATGCTGCTGATGATCCTACTGCCCATGGTGACAACGATTTCTGGGCATTAAATCAGGAAGTAGAAGTACAGATTTGGTACTCGCAATTGCTCGATTCTGATCCCGAAATCATTGAGATCGCCATGATGAAGGCTTTTACTCATCAATATTGGCAGGTAGCGGCCGTCAGGCAACGAACATTTGACCCAGACACAAAGCAACTTTTTAACACATTTTATTTTAGTAGAACAAAGAATATTTAGGAGGCATTCAAATGGCAACAGTAGGTTTATATCAAATCCAACTAGCTTTGGTTGATGCACAACAAAAGTTAATTTCTGGCGCTGATACAGGGCTAAGCACAGACGGTGTCTATACTGTCGATCACAAGGACTTGGGCACCAAGACGGCCAACATTACTGGTCTGGCAGGTACAATTGCTAAGATCTATGGCAACAACAACGTTCAAGACGTTACCGTTGGTACTTCAGAACCAACAGTGGCTTTGGATATTAACAACTTGGATTACAAAATCAAGCAGCAAATTAAAGGCTTTGTCAGTGATACCAAGGGCGGTTATACGGATGAGAATTTGAAGGCTCATGTGGCCTTGCTTATTACCACTCAAACCATTGATCGGACGCACTTTGTTTACTATGGATTTGGCGATGGCATCATGACCGAAACCGCAGCTAACATTCAGACTGATGCGGCAGCAGAACAACGTGTTGATGACACTTTGACTTACACAGCGCTTTCTACTGTGGCCTTTAAGAATCAGCCGTACAAGATTTATAGCGATCTTGATAGCAAGTTTGATAAAGCCAACATGTACAAAGAAGTGTTCGGCGGATACGTATTGACACCCTCATCATTAGGCAAATAAGCCGGCGCTGACAGACGCAATCTGACACAATTTCATAGCAACAACTGATGAATGGCTCACGAACGTGCGCTATTTTTTATGCTCAAAAGTCGCTTTCTGGTGAACTTGGTGGTGTCCGATTCACCACAGCGACCTTATAAAAAAATACAGAGGATGGTATTACCAATGAAAATTAAAGTTAGTCAACTTAGTAACCGTGTACATGAAGTCAAAGTAACAAATCGTATTCTGCGAAATACACTAAAGTACCAGCTCAGCATGGCCGAGTCAGATGATGTGGAGGATAAATCGTTTACTGAGCAGCTTCATGCCAGCCTAAATGCGGTAAACAGCAATACAGATTTTATTGTCAATACACTTAACTTAAACAAAGCAGAAAAAGAAAAGCTGGACGATTTGTCATTCGCCGAAACTGTAAAAATTGCTACTAGAGTTGCCCTTCGTGTTCAAGGACTTAGCGATGAAGACATCGACATGTCAGCAAAGAAGGCCGATGCCAGCAAAAGCAAAGACGAAGATAATTAGTGCTCCAGAACGAGTTTTTGAATTAAAGAATAAGCTTGAAGACTTTGATTATATGGGACAAAACGCAATGGTCAACATGCATTGGACTAGTGACCAATTCTGGGATGCAGAATATTTCGGATTTGTAACTTTGCTAAATGCAAAAAGCCCTAAGGATCGTCCAATTGATCCGGCAATCATGTGGAAGCAATACCAAGAGAAAGGGTGATTGAAGTGGCACAACAAATTAATGCAACAATGAGCACCAAGATTGCCCTGGACCTGCTGAGTGCCAGCGAATCCGTCAAATCATTAACAGCGGTTGTTCGTTCGAGCCAAAATGCTTGGAAAGCTCAAGAAGCGGAGATGAAATCAGCTGGCGATATGGCTGGTGCTGCTCAGGCTAAATATGATGGCTTGGGTAAGTCTATTGAGTTACAGCAGTCTAAGATTGACGCTCTAAAAGCCAAACAAGCTGAGTTGAAGGGCAATACTGCCGATGTCGCTCAACAGTTTTTAAAGTATCAGCAACAAATTGATGGTGCAACTAAGCAACTTGCTAGTATGCAGTTTCAACAAGACCGTGCCAAGCAAGCAATGGACTATCAAAAGTCTGGATTAGCTGGCTTACAGCAAGAGTACACAGCAGCTGCACGTGCCAACCAAGCTTATGTGACTCGCTTAGAGGCTGAAGGCAAACAGCAAGAAGCTAACAAGGCCAAGATGGATGGCTATAAGTCCTCCATTACCAATCTGAATGAACAGTTGTCCAAGCAGTCAGCTGAGTTGGACAAGATTGCGAGTGCTAGTGGCAAAGACTCCGATGCATGGCGTACACAGAAGACGCGTGTTGATGAAACGGCTACCAGTTTAGCAAAGGCTAAGTCTTCTATGACCGGCCTGCAAACTGAAATGGACAAGGCTAATCCGTCTGTTTTCAACAGAGTTAAAGAAGCTATATCGGGAACAAACAAACAAGCCGAAAAGACACCGGGCCTGCTTCGCAAAATTGTTGAAGGCGGCCTTATCACCAACGCCATCACAAGCGGCTGGCAACGTCTAAGCTCAAGCATTACTGACACGGTAAAGTCTGGGCTAGAACTTAACGAGGCCGGAGAAAAGCTGAAAATGACATGGGAGAATATGGGTAAGTCAGCCAACGATATCCAGATTCTTTCCGACCAAATGTCATATTTGCGCAGTGAGACTGGTGCAACCGGTGGCGAAGTTAACAAAATGCAAACCACCGTTGATACCATGACACATGGTGTCACAAGTAAAACTCTCGTCATTAGTGCTGGTATTGCTAGCATTGCCACTGCTTCGCACAAAGGCGGAGACGGCATGGACGCTTTGTCTAAGGCGATGACGCGAGTCGTTGCTTCAGGTGATTTAACCACAACCAACCTTGCCAAACTTGAAAAGCAGGCTCCTACCTTAGGTGCACAATTAGCCAAAGCTGCCGGAGTTAGTCAGGAGTCATTTGCCAAAATGGTTGCTGACGGGAAAATCAAGTCTGACGACTTCATGAACTTGGTTTATAAAGTTGGGACAACAAGCAAGAGCACATTTGACCAATTTGGAAAAACTAGTGAAGGCGCAATGGCTCAAATGTCAGGCGCTTGGACCACATTAAAGGCTAAAATGACCGCGCCACTATTTGACGTCAAGAATAGTGGTATGCAATCTCTTTCAGGCATTCTAACTTCACCAGTTGTACAGCAAGCGGCTACCGATCTTGGTAAAGGCCTAGCTAATATTGCTAATCGAGCGAAAGACATTCTTGACTATGTTTCCGCACACAAAAAAGATGTTACTGGTATTGCCGGAGATATGTGGGACATTGCCAAAATTGCTGGCGAAGAAGTCTGGTCCCTGTTTAAAACTGCAATCAAAGACATTGCCGGGTGGCTAAACGTTGGTGGTACTAATGCAAAGACGATGAAAGACCCGCTAAAAGCTATCCATGACGTGCTAGATGATATTGTCAAAAATAAATCTGGTATTCAAACTACCGTCAAAGTAATTGCAGGTTTGTGGATGACAACAAAAGCACTGGAATTTGCAGCAGGATTAGGTCATGTGTACAGCGGTCTAAAAACTTTAAGCGAAACAAGCCTGTTCACCAAAATAGCTTCTAACTTTTCACTGCTAAAAGGCTCTGGTAATTCATTAGCCACTGCAGAAAGTGGGGCGAGTGCGGCTGCAAGCACAGTCGAAAAAGCCAGTTTAGGCAGCCGAGTTGTAGGCGGCTTAGGCAAACTAGGCGGCATTGGTGCTGGAATTGATGTTGCGGGCAGTATTGTACAAGCACTTACTTCGAATAGCTCACAGGAAAAGATTAAGGCGGCTTCAAAAGGAACAGGAACAACAATTGGCGCTGGAATAGGTGCTGCTTTAGGCTCTGTTATACCGGGCGCAGGTACTGCTGCTGGTGCTGGTATTGGTGCAGCGATTGGTGATGCATTAGGATCAACTAAGACTGTGCAGGGATGGGCCAAGTCAATTAAGAAGGCCATGGATGATGCTAGCAAGGGCGTCACAGTTAAGGCTCCTAAACTTAGCTCTGATACCAAGGCCTTGGGAGATTCATTTGCCAAATACACCAAGGCTTTATCCAAGAAGCTAGTAGTGTCATTTAGCACAGACCCTAAGTCCATTGCAAAGGCACAAAAGTCTGTAAACGATACTTACTCAAAGATGAGCAAGAGTGTTGACAGCTACTATGCCAAAAAAGAAAAGGCTTCCGCATCTGATTTAGCAAAACTGGTTAAAGAAGGCGTCTTAACTCAGAAACAAGCCGATGAGCAACTTGCTAAGACTAAAAAATCTGATCAAGCGGCAGCTAAGGCAAAGAAATCTGCTTATGCTCAAATGGCTAAAGATGCCAATGCCTACTACACGCAAACGCAAAATATTGCTAACGGCAATAGTAAAAAGCTACAGCAAATTGCGCAAAAGTATGGCACTAATTCTAAGAAATATGAAAACGAAAAGAACAAGGAACTACTAGCGGCCTACAAATCCTATGCAAATAAATATGCAAAGGATCAGCTTACCAACAATAGCAAAATTACAACTCTTGTTAAGAACGGTGCAAACCAGCAAGAAAAACTGCTTCATGAATTTAACAAGAAAAAGAGCAGTATGAGTCTTGCTCAAATTGAAAGCACCGCCAAAAATGCCAAGAAGGAATATGATGCTGCAGTCAAACCTGCACAGCGGGCGCGTGATGACATTATCAAGGCTGCTGATGAGCGCTATAAGAGTACCAAATCAACGGCAGATCACGAGTACAAAGACTTAGGAACTATTAGCAAGTCTCAGTATGAAGACATCGTATCAAAGGCAAAAAGACAACGTGACGACACTTCGGACGCTGCTAAAGACCAGTACAACAAAGTCACAAAGCACGCCACTAACCAGTACAAAGACACAGTTAGTGCGATTGACAAGCAACGATCTGAAACAACTAATCTTCAATATCAGCAAATGACTGGTGTTAGTGGCTATGCTGCAACCCAATCACAAAACGTTACTGGCCACGCGCGCAATCAAGCTAACAGTTCTATGCATGCTGCTTCTAAACAGGCAGGCGGCACAGGTGATATCTTCAGTGGATTAGCCAGCTGGTGGAACAAAATTGTTGGTTTCTTTGGTGGAAACAAAATGCCAGAAACCAAGCCAACTTATGGTTATTCACAGGTTCAGCAACTTGCATATGCAAATGGTGGTGCCGTTCAGAATGGCATGGCACTAGTTGGTGAAGCTGGTCCCGAGCTTCAGTACAAGCCTTATGCTGGTACGTATAAATTGTTGGGAGCTAATGGTCCCGAGCTGACGAAAGTACAGCAAGGTGACTACATCTTAAATGCAAGCGATACTTCTAAGGTGCTAGCTGGGCAATTGGGACATGTTTTGCCTGGCTATGCTAATGGTTTAGGCGGCCTTGACGGCATTATTGACGGGATTAAGAAGACAGCATCAAAAGTATGGGACAAGGTAAGCTCAACAGTTGGCAATATCCTGACACAAGTTGGAAATCCATTGAAGTTTTTCACCAATTTAGCGGGGAAGATATTCAACGTTAATTCGGTTGCTGGCGCTGGTTCAATGGCTCAACACACCTCAGCCGCGTTACGTGACGAAGATGTAAAAGGTGTAGCAGGCTTCTTTGACCGCATTAAAAAGTTGGAAGAAGAAATGAGTGAGTCCAACCCCGGTGGCTCAGGCGTGCAACGTTGGAAGCCATATGTCATTCAAGCTTTAAAGGCCAATGGATTTGATGCCTCGGCATACCAAGTTGCTGCATGGATGCGAGTTATCCAGCGTGAATCCAATGGTAATCCTAAGGCAATTAACCTGTGGGATAGCAACGCTAAAGCCGGCATACCTTCAATGGGGCTTGTGCAAACCATTGGGCCAACGTTCAATGCGTTTAAGTTTCCCGGCCACAATGATGTTTATAACGGATACGATGATCTGCTTGCCGGTATTCACTACATGAAGTCCATCTACGGCTCTGGAAGTTCTGCTTTTGCTCGTGTCAGTGGCCCTGAAGGCTACGCTAATGGTGGCTTGATTACACGGCCAATCCACGCGCTTGTTGGCGAAGATGGCCCAGAAACAATTCTACCGCTCACTAAAACAAGCCGTGCTTGGCAACTACTAGGTCAGGCTGTTACCAACATCAATCACAACTTGGGTAATGGTGCGGTTGCTGAAAGTGAAAACAGCGGTACAGATGATTTAGGAAAGAAGTTGGACAATATTGCTGACCTTCTCACGAAACTTAGCTTTGTTCTGCAGATTGGGGACGATCAGTTTTATCCAAAAGTTGCGCCAAAAGTTAAGCAGTACAACGACAGAGCGGACAGATTCAGCGCTTATTGGAAAGGAGGAACCGTTTAATTGAAACAAGCAGGCATGAAAATCACATACGCCGGAGTAGATATTACCCAATGGATGTATGTACAGATGGTCAAACGTGATGTAGGAACTAATCACGTCAACACAATGCAAAAGGTCGGGATCAGCGATGGTCAGATGTTGCAATACATGTCACGGGACGTCAAGACGATTGTGGTAACTGGGATCGTTATGAATGACGATTTGGTGCCACTGAGACGTTCCTTGGCCGCTGCTATTGATGCGGACGAACCACAACAACTAATCTTTGGAGATGAACCGGATAAATATTATCTTGCCATCGTAGACAGTCAGCCTACCTTCACCGAAGGCTTTCGATCAGGGACAATCTCAATCAGCTTCGTCTGTCCCGATGGTGGCATCGCACACTCGGTAGCCACACAGACGGCTAACAACATGCCATACAAGGACGCAAGCAACTTATTACTGGAAGATCCAGTTGGCACTCAGGTTGCTACTGGCGGTGATTGGCTGATCACAACTATAGGCCACTTCAATGGAGAACCGGGTAAGCAGTATACGGCCAGTGTGAACCTAGAACAATTAGACAATCCCGTTTCATTTCAAGCTTGGACTGGAGACGCCAATGGCGTGCGCCAAAATCTTATTTCTACAGTAGCCTTTAGTGCAACTGGGAAAGCCACAATAACATTCATTGCACCCGAAAATATAGATTACTCTACAATACTTCTGCAACTCGCTTGGACAAATGGAAATGCATCTGGATCATACACTTGGAGTGAAACAAAAGCAGAGCTAGGCGATAAGGCAACACCATACAAGGACGTGCCAGTGAACCTGCTTACGGGGACAAGTGATCAGGAGACAAGTGCAACAGTTAATCTTAATAATTGGAATGCCCCGAGCCAACACCCAAATATTTCAGTAACTTCTGGTCAAAAGTTTGCATATCAAATTTTTATAACAAATGATAATACTGTTGACTTGACTGCCGGTGTTGATGCTTTTTCAGGAACAGCATGGAAAGCCACGTACGTGGGCAACGTCATTAAGGCTGGCACTTCTGGCTATTCATCTGTTACGTTCACGATTCCTTCGGGAGTTGATAGCATTGTTGCCAATGCTGCAAGACTTGTGACACGAGTTCCTAGTTCAAAAACAACAGTATACTGGCAAGAAGAAAAGTTGGAAGTTAATACCTCTGCTTCTCCTTGGTCGCCTAACCCAGTTGATCCTGAATACTATACCAACACCATTACGGTGCACAATGGCGGT